AAACAAGGAAGAAAGAAAAAAAATAACAGATTATCATAATGAGTTTATTAAGTAAAGGTAGTGCACATAGAAAAAAAGAAATCTTTGAAAGACAAGAGTTTCCTATTAAGTCAGGTAGATTTAAAGGTTTAGACGAACAAGAATATAAAGATGAAATAAGAAGACTTCGTAAAAACAAAAAGGAACGAGACGAAAAGAAGAAAAAGAAAAATGGCTAGAAGAGCAAACGTAGCTACTTATACAAAGAAAAAAAGAAAGTCACACGCACACAATAAGAATGCGAGTAAAGGACAAGTAAAGTATAAGAAAAAATATAGAGGTCAAGGAAGATGAGTAAATTAAAAAAAAGAAATAAAATTTGTGCTAAAGGTATAGCTTGGGCAAAAAGAACTTTTGATAAGTATCCTTCTGCTTATGCTAATATGGCAGCAAGTAAGTATTGTAAAGACCCAAACTATGCAAAGGGTTCAAAAGGAAAAAAGAAATAAAAATTAGAAAATATGCCAACAGTAAAATATAGTTGTCCTGATTCAGGAAAAATGAAAACAAAAAGCTTTCCATATAACGCAGTAGGAAAAGCACAAGCAACAGAGTTTGCTAAAACTATGGGTGGTTCTTTAAAGAATAATCCAAATAAAAAGAAAACCGAAATGGGTTATTAATGGGTGAGTTAAAAAAATGGAGAGAACAAAAATGGGTAAGGATTGGAACAGATGGTTCAATCTTAGGTGCTTGTGGTACGAGTAAAAATAAAAAAAACCCTGACCGTTGTTTACCATTAGCTAAAGCTAAATCATTAACTAAGTCTGAAAGAGCAGCTACTGCTAGAAAGAAAAAAAGAGAAGGAGGATTCTCTAAACAATTCGTATCTAATACAAAAAAAGCAAAGGTTAGAAACGCATAGTGGAAGTAGTAAAAGAAAATAAAAGAGACGAATCTTGGTATGTAGACCAATATAATAGAAATCGTTTACCTGAAGATTGGATAAAATCTTATAAAGAGATTGTTAGACTAATTGAATTAAAACGTCTAATGGAATCATTAAATAAAAGAGATGGCAGTAAGTAAAAAAAATATGAAGTGTAATGTGGTTAGACCAAGTACACGACCCGGAAAAAAGAAAATGGTTAAGGCTTGTGAGAATGGAAAAGAAAAGCTAATTCATTTTGGTGCAAAGGGTTACGGTCATAATTACTCTTCTGCTGCAAGAAAATCTTTTAAGGCTAGACATAAATGTGGAACTGCAAAATCTAAGTTGACTGCAAGGTATTGGAGTTGTAAAAAATTGTGGGCAGGTAAGGGTGGTTCAACAAAATCGTCACCAAAAAATAGGCAAGGAAAATATTAGTATATTTGTAGAATAAATAATTTTTAAAAATATTTCAAAATGAAACAAGGATATAACGCAAGACTCGATGAGTCTTTAGGTATGAGAAACGGTAAGAAGTCTCAGTCTTTAAAATCTCGAAGAGATGAATCAAAAGGAATGGAAAAAGCAATGGGTAAAAAAGCTTATTCAGGAAATAAGTCTTCTGCTCAAGGACCTTACCATAGTATGAACATAAAAGTTCACAAGCATTAATAATGGATGCAAAAAAATTAAAACAAATTTCAAGTGAGTTGAAGAAAGCTTCAGCAATGCATAAAGGTCAAGCTGCAAAGATTGACAGAATGCTTAAATCACTGAAACCCAAAAAGAAAAAATAAATGGGAAAGCTATTAGTAAAACTAGGAATGTGGATGCAAAAAGCGTGGTGCAAACTATGTTGTAAATGGAATTGGTTAATTTCAAAATTAATCATAGATGTAAATGAATGTCCTGTGGCTCAATGTATGTGTAAAAAATGAAAGCAGAATACAAATCGAAATCAAAAGGATTAGGCTCTTCTATAGAACAATTTACTAAAGCAACAGGCATTAAGAGAATTGTAGATACAGTTTCTAGAGCAACAGGAAAAGACTGTGGTTGTGGAAAGCGTAGAGACTTTTTAGACAACCCTGACTTTTTAGTAAATAAAGTATTATATAATAATAAAGAGAAATAGATATGAGTTATCAAAAATTACAAGGATATATAGCAGTTGACGTTTTTAGGTCTGACAATGCTAATGTACCATTTCCTAATATAGCAGCAGAAGGAGCAGCAACAAGCACTTCGGGTTCTAAACTTGTAGACAGTAATGCAGGTTTTGTTAAAGCAGGAATAAAAGAAGGAGATATAGTTTATGACACAACAAATAGAGCATCAGCAACTGTCATCGAAGTTATAGATGATAATACCCTTATGCTTAATGTTGCAATAATGGTAAGTGGTGACACCTACATTATATATGTAGCTAATCCTGCTAGTGGTGCAGATGATGCAAACAATGGATGTGTATTGTATGTAGGTGAGACAGGAGATTTAAAAGTAACAACAATCGGTGGTTCAACAATAACATTTAAGGCAATGCCTGTTGGGTTTGTTCCTGTTCAAGTTAAAAAAGTTTGGGCAACAGACACTACTGCAAAAGACATAATAGCATTATGGTAACATTAGGAATCGCAATATCAATAAGAATATGAAAAATTATTATACAACTACAAGTACGTTAGGAGACAATATCGAAATTATTTATGAATATATAAAAAATGAATAATTGGATGTCAGACATAAAACTATACTTACTTAATGTAAGTGCTCTCGCAATTTCTTTCTCGCAAATCGAAATGATACTAAAAATTCTTCTACTCCTAGTTTCTATTATATATACGGGGTATAAGTTTTGGTTATTGCAGCAGAAAGGCAAAGATGAAAATTGAAAAATTAATAGTACACTGTTCAGCAACTAGAGAAGGACAACACATTACGGTTGATACTATTAGAGATTGGCACGTTAACGGAAGAGGATGGAGAGATGTGGGATACCACTATATCGTCTATCTAGACGGTTCAATACATAAAGGAAGAAAAGATAATGTTCCCGGTGCTCATTGTAGACAATACAATAAAAGCAGTTTGGGAATTTGTTATATTGGAGGGGTAGAGTCTGACGGAAAAACACCTAAAGACACTAGAACAGAAGCACAAAAAGAAAGCTTAGAAGCTTTGTTGCTTACATTAAAAGCTACTCACACCGATAGCATAGTTCACGGACATAGAGACTTTGCAAATAAAGCTTGTCCAAGTTTTGATGCTACAGAAGAATATTGTTATATAAGCGAAAAAGAATATGAAAAAAATAGTTGAATGGTTCGGAGGAAGTGTAGTAAAAGATATAATGGGTGGACTAGACAAACTCTTTACATCTAAAGAAGAAAAAATGATAGCAGAAAATGCTATCAAACAAATCTTAATTCAAAAAGAATTAGAGTTGCAGAAAATGCAAACTGAAATCATAGTTACAGAAGCAAAAGGTAATTGGCTTCAAAGAAGTTGGAGACCAATATTAATGTTAGCTTTTGGTTTTATAGTTATCTATGTAAAATTTATTGCACCTTTATTTGATTTAAGAATACCTGAACTAGAAAATGAATTTTGGAACTTATTACAATTAGGTATAGGTGGTTATGTTATTGGAAGAACAGGTGAAAAAATGATGAAGTCATATAGTGACTCCAAAAAATAATCCTGAAATAAAATCCTTACCTTTGTAAAAAACTTCTGATGTCCAAAATAAAGTTATATCCACTAGATGTTAATATCACAGGAAGCGATAAATTATTAGGAACAGACTCCGGAACGGGTCGTACTAAAAATTTCTCCTTGCAAGATGTTATAGACTTTTTAAATAAGTCGGCAGCTATTGATTCACAAACTTTAAGATATGTTTTTCAAGTTCCAACATCAGCAGACCCTAGAAAACAGGGTTCTTTATCATTTAGTCCTAACCAAGGAGACACAGTTCCGTTCAGCACTTTAACAGGATTTTTATTAAGTGCATATTCATTAAAATATGTAAGCCAACCTAAAGCAGGAGATATATCTTCATTCTATTCAGCATTAGTTGGTTCTATAGTTTTACTTACTAATGTACACGACATAAGTAAGTTTGCAGTATTTAATTGGGATAGTTCTGTACAAAATCCAACTGAAACTAGCTTTTATAATATTGGACTATCAATAATTGCCTCAAGTGGCAGCTTTGAAAAGGATGAAGAATATTTTATATCTTTGTTACAATATAATCCATCGGCAACAGGAGGAGATAAAACATTTGTTTTTTCACAAGGAGTTCCTGCTTTTCAATGGGATATAACACATAACTTAGATAAGTTCCCCTCAGTAAGTGTGGTGAACTCATTAAAGGAAACAGTTTTTGGAAGGGTGGATTATATTAATAAAAATAGATTAACAGTTACTTTTGCTAATAAGTTTTCGGGAGAAGCTTATTGCAATTAAATAAAAAAAAGAAATTATGGCAATAAAATTTTTAGATGCAATAGACTTAAATGGTTTAGAGATAACCAATGTACTATTGCAAAATGTTACCGGAACACCCGGTTCAAATTTAGGAGGTGGACAAATCGTTTATGACGATGCTGCCGGTACAATAAAATATTATGATGATGTTAGTAATGCTTGGGTTGAATTAGATGGCTCAGGTAATATTGATTCTATAAGTGCAGGAGACGGTATTAAAATAACCGGAACAAGTGCAGTAACAGTTGCAATAGAATATGGTTCTGCATCTAACGCTATACTTAAAGCTAAAAATGCTGCAGGTGCTACTGTAGCAGCAACAGATAAAATTTGGTACTCTGATGTTTCATCCAATGATATACAGTATGCTAATGTTGAAGACTTGCCATTCTCCAATAATTCAGGTACTGTTACTTCAGTAGGTACAAGTAACTCTACATTTATTTCAGGTTCAGGTGGACCAATTACAGTTTCAGGAAACTTATCTTATAGTCTTTCTGCAACAGGAACTCCTAGTGCAACTACATATTTAAGAGGTGATAACTCTTGGGCAACTATCCCTGCAGGATTCTCAGGATTCTCTTTTACTGATGGTAAATCACCTTTCTCAGTTTCTTCAGGACAAACTGTTACTCTTACATCATCTACATTAACTTGGGATACAAGCACTGCAAGAACGATTGATATTGAAATGCCTCCTTCAGGTGTTAGTGCAGGTTCATATACCTCAGCTAATATTACTGTAGATGCTCAAGGTAGAGTAACTGCAGCGAGTACGGGTGGTTCAGGAACAATGACATCTTTTGATGTTAATTCAGATAGTGGTACTAAACAAACTATAACAAACGGTGAAACACTAATTATTAGTGGTGGTACTGCATTATCAGGTGTTGTAGGTGCTACTGATAAAGTAACTATAAATCACGACAGTTACGGAACTGCAGGTACTTATAATTATCCTTCACAAGTAATCACAAATGCTCAGGGTCACGTTACCTCAATTACTGCAGGTAGTGCTCCGGGTACAATGAGTAGCTTTACTCTTACTGCTGATTCAGGAACTAATCAAACAATTTCTAATGGAAACACATTAGACATTTCAGGAAGTAAAGGTATTGACACATCGGTAGGTGCTACTGATACAGTAACTATTAATCTTGATTTATGTGAACTAGATGAGGAAGATGCAATAGCATCAACAGATTATTTAATTGGATGTGTTAGTGGTTCTAATGCAAAAGTACAAGTAAAATCTATTACTCTAAATGAGTTTGCAAAACCAACAGGTGATTTAGATTTAAACAGTAATCAGATAAAGTCGTTAGCAGCACCAACTGCAAGTACAGATGCAGCTAACAAAAACTATGTAGACACTACGTTTGCAGGTTCAGGAGCATTAATCTATCAAGGTGGATATGATGCAACAACTGCAGCACCAACAGGTACTTCAATTAAGAAAGGATTTACTTATGCAGTAACCGTAGCAGGTACAGGAAGTCCTGCAGGATTCTGGAGTCCTACACTAGAGGTTGGTGATTTAATTATTGCACAACAAGACAATCCTGTAAATGCAGGTGATTGGACAGAGATTAACAAGAACATTGATGTTGCAACTGCAACAGTTCAGGGTATTGCTAATTTCCCAACTGCAGGTGGATTAAGTGTTTCATCAGGAGCAGTAAGCTTACCTGCAGTAGGTAGTGCAGCAACAAAAGGTGGAGCAGCTAAATCACTAGAAATAACTACTGATGCTAAAGGTAGGGTAACAACAGTAAAAGAAAATGCTATTGCAATTGCAGCATCACAAGTTACTAATTTCTGTACTGAGGTTCACAGTTGTGTTTCTTCTACAAGTAGACAACAAACAGGAACTATTGGTGGTGCAACAAGTATGACGATAAGTCACAGTTTAAATACTAGAAATGTAATGGTTCAGATATACTCTAATGCATCTCCGTATGATACGGTTGAATGTAAAGTTGAAAGAACAAGTGTATCTCAAATAACAGTTAAAGTAGCTAAAACTCCTGCATCTAATGCATTTGCTTATATGCTACAGAAAATAGGATAAAATTAAATAATGGCAATAGAGTTTAAAGAAGCAATTGATGTTGCTGACGACATCAAAGTCGATGGCACATCTTTGGGTACTAATGCATTTACTAACACAACTATTCCTACCAATAATAACCAACTAACAAATGGTGCAGGTTATGTAACATCTAGTGGTAATACTGTTATAGGAACTAGCACTAATTATAGTAATACATCAGGTGCTAATATTCTTCAGACACTTGCTTTAAGTAGTGGGGTTATAACAGGGTTTAATAAAAGAACCCTAACTCTTGGTGACTTAGGATATACAGGAGCAACTAATGCCAACTATATAACAGACAATAAAAGTTTGACAAATGGTGCAGGGTATATAACATCCTCATCAATTGGTAATGGAACTATTACTATTAATGCAGGTACTAATCTTGGAGGAGGAGGTTCTTTTAGTGTAAACCAAGGTAGTGCTCAAACAATTACAATTAATAATACTCTAACCAATAATAACCAATTGACAAATGGTGCAGGTTATACTACAGGTTCAGGAACAACAAATAAATTAGCCGGATGGTCATCATCTAGTGGACTAAGTGCATTTAAGATGACTCAAGATAATGGAAGTTCAGTAATGAATGGTAGTTTTACACTTGATAATTATACTGCCTCTGCAACTGCAACTTTTAATGGAAGTTCAGGAACTGCTGTAAATCCTAATCAAAACTATCAAGCAGCATCGGCTGATACATTGGCTCATTTAGCAGTAGACACTTCGGGTACTGTAGTAAGAGGAGACCAAGAAGCAACGATAACCGTTACAAGAGCAGCTATAAATGCAGGGTTTGGTGGTAGTGGAATGGAAATATTAAAAGGTTCTTCAACAACTGCAAATTCATTTGTAGTAATTTTAGATACCACATATTTATGTGTAGCTACAAGCACCTATAGCACATCAGGAAATGTGGGTTTTGAATTAAGACAAGCTTCACCTGATAATTCTTTTGCAGTAGTTTCAGCATTCACTACAACTCAACTTAATAATATAGGCAAGAATGTAGCAATAGGATTACAATCAAGAGATGTACCTTTAACACAAAGAGGGTATAAGAGTAATCAAAAAACTATGATACATAAAATTGGTTCAGGAACTTTACCTTCTCAATTTACAGAACTCAAAATAAAGATTAGATATAGAGTCTACGAGGCTAGTACGTTTTAATTATAGTAAAGATATATTTTACTATCTTTGTACTTATTAATCTAAATTAAATTTACATAAAATGGCGAAACAAAAAAAAGTAACCGAAAACGAATTGAAGCAAATTCAATCTATGTTGAATGCATTCAATCAACTAAAGTTAAAATTGGCTGATACTGAATTATCAAAACAACAAGTTTTAATTCAGATAACAGACTTGAAAAAAGACTACTCGGAGGTCGAGTCTAAATTAACTAAAAAGTATGGAGTCGATAATAGAATTGATGTCCAAACAGGAGTTATAAGTGAAAAAGAAAATATAAAAACTGAATAATGGCAAAGATAGCTACTTACGCAATAGATGCACAACCAACTATAAATGATAAATTAATTGGAACTAATGTTGATGATGAAAACATTACACTCAATTATAAGATATCAGATATTATTGCTCTTGTGCCGGGTGGAAGTAGTTCAGTACAGTCATTAAATGGACTAACAGGTGTATTAGATATTGTTGGTGCAGGAGGTCTTTCAGTAAGTGCTTCAGGTACAACTATTACTTTAACTCAAACAGGAGGTTCAACTTTTAATAAGTGGACTTTTAAAGGAACGTCAGGTACTGACCAAGCAATAAATGAAACTACTGACACATTAGAAATCAAAAGCACTGAGTTAGATTTTAAAGGAGTAAATACAGGTATTGTAGAGGTTGCTCTAAGTTCTATATCAGGTTTAACACCGGGCAGTTATACCAATGCAAACATCACAGTAAACGCTAAAGGGCAAGTTACACTTGCATCTAATGGAAGTGGAGGTGGTGGAGTTGTATCTGTAAATGGACAAGTTCCTATTGCATCTTCAGGAGGTAATAATCCAACTATAAGTATATCACAAGCTGATGCTTCAGGTGATGGATATTTAGATTCTACAGATTGGAATACCTTTAATGATAAACAAGTTGCACTTAATTTAACTACTACAGGTTCAGGTGCAGCAAGTTTAGATGCAGCAGGAAATTTAAATATTCCAACTAACGCAGGAGGTAGTGGTACACCTGCAGGTAGTGATACACAAGTTCAGTTTAATGATAGTGGTGTTTTTGGAGCAAGTACAAATTTTGTGTTTGATAAATCGAATGCTACATTACAAGTAGGTAAATCTGATAATCCTACAAATCAAGAAGGTATAATAAAAATTGATGGTAATGGTAGTACAACAGGTGGTAAACTAGAACTTGAAACAGGAACTTCTAAAGGAGCAACTCCTGAATCAATAGGAATACAAGCACCGGCAACAGGAAGTGCTTTTAATCTAATATTACCGGGTTCTGCACCGGCAGCTTTTAATCAAAGATTAAAAATTGATACTATCTCAGGTAGCAATTATTCAACTGCTTGGGTAAATGAACTTAGTCTAACGACAACAGGAACGTCAGGAGCAGCAACTTATAATTCAGCTACATCAGTTTTAAATATTCCACAATACAGTGGTGGTGGTGCTGCATCAGGTTGGCAAAAAATTACTGAGAATCAATCAAAAGAAACAGGTTCTTCACAAGTAGGAACTACTGCAATGAGGAATGTAACTTTTGGTCCTGCAGCAAGTTATACAGGAGTTTCTATTGCTAAGACAGGAGAAATTACTTTTGCAACTGCAGGTAACTATTTTATAAACTTTAGTTGTAACTTTAGTAATAATGATGTTGCATCTAATGCAGCCGTTTTATTAGCACCATATACTGCAAGTTCTCAATTTAGAGAAACTGAAACAGTACAGGTAACGGGAACTGCTACTCCAAATGGTTGGAATTTAGGTTTCCCTTTAGTTGTTGTAGACAATACTGTTATAACCTTAAAGATGGTTGCAACAAGTGCAATAACTTCAATAGCACCATACGGTGCTCCGGTTGGTGGAGTTGATGCAGTACCTTCTGCTGCAGTTGCTATTTACAAATTAGTGTAATGGATATTAGAAAAATTTCTATAGGACCTGATTATAAATCAGGAGCAATGCACTATATAGTTGGACAATCTGTATTGGGTGGTAACTATACTATTCATTTAATCAAACAAGATTTTGATAGAGAATCAATAGTGATATACATTGAAGATGAAGAAGGTATAAGAATGTGGAAAGAGTTCACAGACACTATGCCTATATCAATTGAATATAATATAAACTTTTAATTATGTCAAATCATACTTTAAATCCTTCTAGAGTAGAAAATGTTACAACAAATGAAACAAGTAGCAAGACAAAAAGGGGTAAGACTAAAGTAAAACAAACCTTTAAAGATGATTTAAAAGTTACTGATTTAAAGACAGGAGAAGTTGCTACTAAAAAGACTACACAAAAAACTAAAACCAAAACAAATAAAAGAGGTAAAACTAAAACTAAAACTAAGCTTAAAGAAAAGTTTGTTGTTACCAATAAGGATGGTAAAGTTACAATGAAGGATAGTAAAAAAGTTACTTCTAGAAATGGTAAAACTCGTATGAATAGACATAGAGGAAGACTTACCAAAAACTATAGAGCCTAAATAAAATGAAATTTAATGCAATCACCATATTCATTCATCGTAAAACCTATAAAAGGTAAAAGGTATAACAATACAAAAAATGTATCAGGTATTGAATTAATTATAAGTACCTCCAAAGAAGACTCTAATTTTTCAAATAGACAAGCTAAGGTTATAGAACTCCCCCTAGGATATAAAGGTCCAATACAGGTGGGAGATATTTTGTTAGTACATCATAATGTATTCAAATACTATAACGATATGAAGGGCAAAGAAAGAAGTGGTAAAAGCTTCTTCAAAGATGATTTATTTTTTATTGAAGCTGACCAATACTTTGCTTATAAACAAAACGGTCAATGGAATGCAGTAGATAGATATTGTTTTGTAGAGCCTGTAAGTGTAGAAGATAGTTATATCTATAAACCAATAAGTGAAGAACCTTTAGTGGGTTTAATTAAATATCCAAATAAATATTTATTAAGCCAAGGATTAAATAAGGGTGATAAAGTTTCCTTTCAACCTCATAGTGAATATGAATTTAATATTGATGGAGAAAAATTATACAGAATGTATGACCATCAAATAACATTAAAATTATGAATGTAGGTATATACGAAAATGTAATTAAAGAAATAGACAAGTATGTTGATGACATACTAGAAAAAGGATTTGAAGATATACAACTAGAAGAAGGATTATTTAAAAACATACAAGTACGTCAAATAGATGAGTTAGTAATGTTTTTACATAAAAAATATCCTATGTATAAAGGAGTTCTTAATTTTATTAGACGTTCACCACTTAATCAAGAAGAACCTAATTGGATTCACACAGATGATATGATGGGTGATTTGACTGCAATACTTTATTTAAACGAAGAGTCACCTGAAGAAGATGGAACAACTCTTTATTATAAAGGAAAAAAGAGTTGTATATTAAGGTCTAGATATAATAGGTTGATTGTTTTTCCATCACACTTATATCATTCAAGAAATATATTTGAAAACTTTGGATATGCAGAGAAGGCAAGATTAGTACAAGTTTGTTTTTTAAAAAAAGATGATGATGAACGACTTTCATAAAATGTTAGAAGAACAAGGAATAGATTTAGAAGAACTTAATCAATATATAGATTCAGATGAATTTATATTAGAAGCAGGACCTGTTGTTGATTATGGCAATAAAAATTATGAACTAAAAGATTCCGACATAGATGGATTAGGAATATTTGCAAATAAAAATTTTAAGAAAGGAGAAACTATTGGTTATGGTAAAATTGAAGGAACAAGAACTGTCGCAGGTAGATATACCAATCATTCAAAAAAACATAATGCAAAATTTTATTATTTTAAAAAAAATGACAATATGATATTATTAGCAGATAAAGAAATCATTAAAGGAGAAGAGATAGTAACTAATTATAGAAATCATACATATAATAAAGAATACTATGACTGATTATATTTTTTGGGAAGACGAGTGGAATGAGCACGATGGCTCACCAATTCCAATAAGAAAAAAGAAAAGAATTAAAAATGAAATCAAAAGAAACAAAATTAAAAATAATAGAAGCAGGTCACAGGGCAGTGGAACAATTGATAAAGGTTGCGAAGGAAGCGATTATTAAACACGACCCTGAAGATGACTTATCTGCAGACAGATTAAAAAACGCTGCAGCTACAAAGAAGTTAGCAATCTTTGATGCTTTTGAAATACTTAATCGTATTGAAGCAGAAAGAGAAGCTATTGAATCATTAGAAAAAGGTGTAAGTAAAACAGATACTAAACAAGGATTTGCAGAAAGAAGGTCTAAATAGCGTATATAAAAAAATTGATAGTCTGATACCTAAAAATGTTTTAACGTCTAAGAACAAGGCTAAAACGTGGAAATACGGGTATGATTCTAAGTATGATATTATTGTTATATCTAAAACAGGACAAATAGGAGATATAATATCAATTCAAGGATTAGTTATAGCTTTACCTTTAACACCAAAAAAGTGTCTTCAAAGACACTCTAAAAAAGAAGAACAGTATTGGGAGAGAGTAGAATTACCTAAAGCTTTATCAAGAATACAATCTATATTTCAATGGAATGAAATGTCATCAGAATTTAAAGATAGATGGGTTGATTATATAGAAGAGGAGTTCGATAGAAGAGAGCAGGGTTTATGGTATATGTCAAATGGAATACCTACATATATTACAGGAGCACATTATATGTATTTACAATGGACTTCTATAGATATAGGATATCCTGATTTTAGAGAAGCTAATAGATTACTATTTATTTTTTGGGAAGCTTGTAAGGCTGATGTAAGAAGCTTTGGGATGATATACCTAAAGATTAGACGTTCAGGTTTTTCATTTATGAGTTCATCAGAGTGTGTAAACACAGGAACATTAGTTAAAGACTCTAGGGTAGGTATCTTATCTAAGACCGGTTCTGATGCTAAGAAAATGTTTACCGATAAAGTAGTTCCCATAAATAGTAGACTACCATTCTTTTTTAAACCCATTATGGATGGTATGGATAAACCTAAAACTGAATTAGCATTTAGGATTCCTGCATCTAAGATTACAAAAAAAAATATGTATGAAACAAATGATGATGAATTATTTGGATTAGATACAACTATTGATTGGAAAAATACAGACGACAACTCTTATGATGGAGAAAAACTTTTATTGTTAGTTCACGATGAAAGTGGTAAATGGATAAAGCCAAATAATATTTTAAATAATTGGAGAGTAACAAAAACTTGTTTAAGACTAGGTAGTAAAATTATTGGAAAGTGTATGATGGGTTCTACATCAAATGCACTAGACAAGGGTGGAGATAATTTTAAAAGTTTATACAACGATTCTGATGTAGGAAAACGAAATGCAAACGGTCAAACTAAAAGTGGTTTATACAGTTTGTTTATACCTATGGAGTGGAATATGGAAGGCTTTATTGATAAGTATGGGATGCCTGTTTTGAAAACACCCAAGCAAGAAGTATTAGGTATTGATAATCAAATGATATATCAAGGTGCAATTAACTATTGGGAAAACGAGGTAGATTCTTTAAAAAATGACCCTGATGCATTAAATGAATATTATAGACAGTTTCCAAGAACTGAGTCTCACGCATTTAGAGATGAAAGCAAACAATCTATTTTTAACCTAACGAAGATATATCAACAAATTGATTACAACGACTCTTTAATTATGGAACACCACGTTACTCGTGGTTCTTTAAGTTGGAAAAATGGAATACAAGATACTGAAGTAATATTTAGTCCAAACAATAGAGGAAGATTTTTAGTTTCTTGGACACCAAATAAATCTTTACAAAACAAAGTAGAAACAAAAAGAGGTCATAAATATCCCGGTAATTCACATATAGGTGCTTTTGGTTGTGATAGTTATGACATATCAGGTGTTGTAGGTGGTGGTGGTTCTAATGGTGCACTTCACGGAAAAACTATGTTCACTATGGATGAAGCACCAAGTGATGAATTTTTTTTAGAATATGTAGCTAGACCACAAACTGCTGAAATATTTTTTGAAGATGTTTTAATGGCTTGTGTGTTTTATGGTATGCCAATACTTATAGAGAATAATAAACCTAGATTACTATATCATTTTAAGAATAGAGGGTATAGAAATTATTGTTTAAACAGACCCGATAAACATTATACAAAATTATCAAAAACAGAAAAAGAATTAGGGGGTATACCTAATTCAAGTGAAGCAGTAAAACAAGCACACGCTTCAGCAATAGAATCTTATATTGAAAGTCATATAGGATTAAAGGAAGAATTAGAGATGGGTGATATGGTTTTTACACGAACATTAGAAGATTGGGCAAAGTTTGATATTACAAACAGAACTAAGTATGATGCCTCTATTAGTTCAGGTTTAGCAATTATGGCTACGCAAAAACACTTATATTTACCTGAGAAAAAACTTTCAAAAATAAAGGTTAACTTTGCAAGGTATAGTAACAAGGGTAAATATAGCGAAATTATTAGATGAAGAAAATAGATATTAATATATCATCTGCAGGATTTCCTAGTCAATTTGTATCAGATAGTGAAAAAGCCACTGACGAATTTGGGTTGCAAATTGGTCAAGCAATACAATATGAATGGTTCAAAAAAGACGGAAACAGTTGTAGATATTATAATCAGTTTAGAGATTTTCACAGACTGAGATTATATGCGAGAGGTGAACAACCAATAGGTAAATATAAAAACGAATTAGCAATTGATGGAGATTTGTCCTATCTTAATTTAGATTGGACACCTGTTCCTATACTTCCTAAATTTGTAGACATCGTAGTCAATGGTATGCAAAGCAGAGAATTTGTAGCCAACGCTTATGCACAAGATGCATTATCACAATCCAAAAGAAGTAAGTATCAACAAATGATTGAAGGGCAAATGGTTGCTAAACCTATGCTCGAAACTATACAACAAAAAACAGGAGCAAACCCTTTTACTGTAAACCCTGATGAACTTCCTGAAAGTGATGAAGAACTAAAGTTGTATATGCAACTTAACTACAAACCTGCAATTGAAATTGCAGAAGAGGAAGCTATAAGTACAATTTTTGCATCTAATAAATATAATGATATTAGAAAGCAAATTGATTATGACATTACCTGTATAGGAATTGGATGTGTTAAACACGAATTTTTAGAAGGCAATGGAGTTAAGTTGTCTTATGTTGACCCTGCCAATATTATTTATAGCTATACAGATGACCCACATTTTAAAGATTGTTTCTATTGGGGTGAAATAAAAACTTTACCAATTATAGAATTAAAAAAGATTGACCCTTCTTTAACCAATGAGGATATGGAAGAAATATCTCAATATTCTCAAAGTTGGTATGATTATTATAACACTGCTCAATTTTATGAGAATGATATTTTTTATAAAGATACTGCAACCGTTATGTATTTTAATTATAAGACTACTAAAAAAGTAACTTATAAAAGAAAGGTAAAAGAAAATGGTAATGTAAGTATGATTGAAAAAGATGATACTTTCAATCCACCACCTGAAATGCAAGAAGAAGGGAATTTTGAAAAAGTTCAGAAAACTATTGATGTATGGTATGAAGGTGTAATGGTTATGGGAACAAACATTATTCTTCAATGGAAGTTAATGGAAAATATGGTAAGACCACAGTCTGCTACACAACACGCTATACCAAATTACTTTGCAGTTGCACCAAGAATGTATAAAGGTGCTATAGAGTCTTTAGTTAGAAGAATGATTCCTTTTGCTGACTTGTGTCAAATTACTCATTTAAAATTACAACAAGTAATATCTAGAGTTGTACCTGATGGTGTATTTATAGATGCAGATGGATTAAATGAAGTAGACCTAGGAACAGGAAATGCATATAATCCTGAAGATGCTTTAAGATTGTATTTTCAAACGGGTTCTGTTATTGGTAGAAGCTATACTCAAGAGGGTGATTATAATCAGGGTAAAATTCCTATTAAAGAATTACAATCTTCTTCAGGTGCTAGTAAAACTCAAATGCTTATTCAAAACTATAATCACTATCTAAACCAAATTAGAGTAGTAACAGGATTGAATGAAGCTAGAGACGGAAGTTCTCCTGACCCTAACTCTTTAGTTGGATTACAAAAACTTGCAGCTTTAAATTCAAATGTAGCCACTAGGCACGTTTTAGATGCTGCATTGTATTTATATAAATCATTATCGGAAGCTATTACTTATAGGGTTGCTGACATATTACAATATGCAGACTTTAAAGATGAATTTATAAATCAAATAGGAAAATACAATGTAAGTATTTTAGGAGATATAAATGATTTATATATATATGACTTTGGAATATTTATAGAACTATCTCCTGACGAAGAACAAAAACAAATGTTAGAAGCCAATATACAAATGGCTTTATCTAAGGGAGATATTAATCTTGAGGATGCAATTGATGTAAGAGAAATAAAAAATCTAAAACTTGCAAATCAATTATTAAAACTAAAAAGAACATCTAAGCAAGAAAGAGAAGAAAAAATGGCTATGCAAAAACAAGCTATGCAAAGTCAACAAATTCTTAAACAACAAGAGATGGCTCAACAAACTGCTATGCAAAAACTTCAAATGGAAACTCAGTCCAAGATGCAGTATAGACAAGCAGATATTGCTTTTGAAATTGAAAAGCTAAAAGCTGAAGCTGATTTAAAATCTAGATTGATGCAACAAGAGTTTGAGTTAAACTTACGGTTGAGACAAATGGATGCTCAACAATTATCTTCAAGAGAAGATAAAAGAGAAGATGCTAAATCTAAAAGAATTAGTCAAGCTAATACAGAGCAATCTAAATTAATACAACAGAGAAAAAATAATTTACCACCGGTAAATTTTGAATCTAATGAAGATAGTTTAGATGGTTTTGATTTAGCAGAGTTTAACCCAAGATAACTCGTCTAAATCACAAAGAAATTTTGTGTAACTTTGTAAAAATTAAATTTAATATAATATGGAAATAAAAGTAAAAGCCGTAGATGTATCAGGCGAAGAAAAGTCTGTACAACAAGTGGAACAAGAATTGCTTGACAAACACGAGCAGCAACAAGAAGAAACACCAAAAGCTGAAGTAGCTGAGGTTAAAGAAGAACCAAAGGTTGAAGAACCAAAGGTTGAAGAAAAAATTGAAACTCAATCCTCGGAGTTAAAAGAGGAAGACGTTCTTAAATTTATTGGTAATAGATACGGAAAAGAGATTAAATCTCTTGATGAATTAAGTCAACAGAGAGAGGAAGAACCTCTACCTGAAGATGTTTCAAAGTATCTTAAGTATAAAAAAGAAACAGGTCGTGGATTCGATGACTTCGTAAAACTAAATAGAAATTACGATGAAATGGAATCAGACCAATTGCTAAAAGAATATCTGACTGTAACTGAAAAAGGTTTAGATGCAGAAGATATTGATGACCTTATGGAAGATTATTCATTTGATGAAGAAATTGATGATGAAAAAACTGTAAGAAAAACAAAATTAGCAAAGAAAAAAATTATTGCTAAAGCAAGGGATTTTTTTGAAACACAAAAAGAGCAATATAGTGTACCTCTTGAGTCGAGAAGGGAAGCTGCTCCGATGGATGAATCAGAAGAATACAAAGCATATAAGCAATATATAGCAGAAGCGAAGACAATTCAAGAACAAAATGCCCGTAAGGGTGAGGTGTTCACAGAAAAGACGAATAATGTTTTCAGTGAGTTCAAAGGTTTTGAGTTTACGTTAGATGATAACAAAGTTTATTTTTCTCCCGGTGATGCTGATGAATTGAGAAAAACACAGTTAGACCCTACAAACTTTATAAAAAGGTTTTTAGATGAAGATGGTGTTATGAACGATGCAACAGGTTACCACAAGTCACTAGCGATGGCAATGCATCCTGATAAATTTGCTAAGTTCTTTTATGAACAAGGTAAAAGTCAAGCTGCTGATGAGCAAATGAAGAAGTTAAAAAATATAAATATGACTACTCGAACTGCTCCTGAAGTAGGGAAAACTAAATCAGGTATGCAAATAAAATCTTTAAACCCTGACTCAGGTCGAGGATTAAAGATTAGGAAACGTAAATAAATGTTAAACTTAAAAATTAGAAATTATGCCCGTACAAAACGTACCCGGTTTTGATTTACAACCAAGTGCACAAAGAGTGCCGTTGGAATCAAACTATATTACTAATTTCGATTTCTTGAATCAGTATCTACCTGATACTTATGAAAAGGAATTTGAAAGATATGGTAATAGAACAATTAGTTCCTTCCTGAGAATGGTAGGAGCAGAAATGCCTTCTAACTCTGACCTTATTAAATGGGCAGAGCAAGGTAGATTACATACTAAATATGTAGATGTAACAACAGGAGCAAACGCTGCTGATGACGAAGCAACTTTTACAGTAAACGATGCAGGTAACCCTGCGTTTGGTGCTGATAATGGTATTGCTATTAGAACAGGACAAACTGTATTTATCTCTGATAATGCAGGTGGTGGTTCTGTAAAAGGTCTTGTTACTGTAGTAGATTATCCTAACAAGCAGTTCAAAGTTGCTTTCTACCCTGCAGCAGGTATACCTGTAGCAGGAGCAGGAAAGAAATTTTCTGTTTGGATTTATGGTTCTGAATTTAAAAAAGGAACTATAGGAATGGCTAACTCTCTTGAAGCTGATGATTTCATCTTTGAAAACTCACCAATTATCTTAAAAGATAAGTATGAGGTATCAGGTTCAGATATGGCTCAAATCGGTTGGATTGAAGTTACAACTGAAAATGGAGCATCAGGATACTTATGGTATCTAAAGTCTGAGCACGAAACAAGATTGAGATTTGATGACTATCTAGAGACTGCAATGATTGAAGCAGTTCCTGCTGAAGCAGGAGGTGGTGTGGTTGCACAAGCAGATTTTGCTGACGGTGGTAACAAAGGTTCAGAAGGTATCTTCTACGTTGTTGGAACAAGAGGTAATGTATACGGTGGTGGTAACCCAACTACTTTAGCTGAGTGGGATTCTATCATTTCAAGACTTGACAAGCAAGGTGCTATTGAGGAAAATGTTGTATTTGTAGATAGAGATTACTCTTTCGACATTGACGATATGTTATCTCAGCAGTCATCTAATGCAGCAGGTGGAGTATCTTACGGTCTTTTCGATAACGAAAAAGAGATGGCTCTTAACTTAGGATTCACAGGATTTAGAAGAGGTTATGACTTCTATAAGTCTGATTGGAAATACTTGAATGACCCTACTATGAGAGGTGATTTACCAAGTGCAGCAGGTAGTGGAAAAGTAAGTGGACTTTTAGTTCCTGCAGGTTCTACTTCTGTATATGACCAAATCTTAGGTAAGAACGCTAAGAGACCATTCTTGCACGTTAGATATAGAGCTTCAGAAACTGAAGACAGACGTTACAAGACTTGGATTACAGGTTCTGCAGGTGGAGCAAGAACTTCTAGCTTAGATGCTATGGAGGTTAACTTCCTATCTGAAAGAGCAGTATGTACTCTTGGAGCAAACAACTTCTTCTTATTCAACGCATAAGAAGATAAATAATAGGGGAGTGTCTTCAAAGACACTCCCTTTTATTACTTAATAACTTTAATTTAATTCTAATAAAATGAAAAAAGCAAAAAAAATATTTATAGATAAAAGCTATAAACTAACACAGGATGCAGCACCTCTTTCCTTTATGCTGCCAATAAGACACTCTAAAAGATTTCCTTTAATGCACTTTGATGACACTACAGGTGTTAACAGAGAACTAAGATATTCTAGTAATCAAAAGAGTTGTTTTAGAGATGAACAAGACGATAATGTAGTATTAACTCCTGTCATATTTGAAGACGGATTTTTATTTGTTCCTAAACAAGAACAAGTATTACAAGAGTTTATGCACTATCACCCTTTAAATGGTAAGGTGTTTGTTGAAGTAGACAAAGCTAGAGATGCAGAAGATGAAGTGTCAACATTAATGGTACAAGCAGATGCATTAGTAGAAGCCAAGTCTTTAAAATTAGAACAACTTGAAAATGTGTGTAGAGTATTATTTGGTAGTAATGTATCAACTATGTCTACTGCAGAACTTAAAAGAGATGTTTTAGTTTATGCTAAAAGACAACCTCAAGATTTCTTAGAAGTAATCAAAGACCCTGACTTACAACTATTAGGTACTGTACAAAGATTATTTGACGATGGAATATTACAATTCAGAAAAAGTCAAAAGGAAGTATGGTATAATACTAAAACCAATAAATCAAAAATGTTAAATGTTCCATTTGGAAAAGACGGATATGATTTGGTTGCATCATTCTTTAGAAGTGATGAGGGTATTGATGTGTTAAAACACCTAGAAACACTAATAGATTAATTTGTATCTTTGTGGCTAGTCTTATACCACGAAGGTATAAGTTTTTACTAACCTTAAATTTTTTACAATGTTAAAGTATTTACAAATTACAACCGGTGATGGTGTTGAGTTAATTGCTGCTGACGATATTCTATATTGTGAGTCAGGAAGTTCAACTGCCGTTAAGATGGCTCTTAAAGGAGGTGCTTCGCACATCCTAGTTACAGGAACAGGCTTAACAAGTGGCTTCGCTGAAGCAGTTCACGCTGCTTTACAAGTGGCAGGTGAAACTAATTGGATGAAAACAACATCAGTTGTTGAATTACCAATTGGTGTAGTAGTTACTTCACTAGCAGTTACTGCAGGAGTATAACCCCTGAACTAACCGAAATTAAGAGACCTCTTCAAAAATGAAGGGGTCTTTTTTTTTCATTATCTTTGTAGAAAAAGAAACAGATGATTAATTCAGTTAGACAAACAGTTATGTCAGTTCTGAATAAGAATAATTATGGATACATATCCCCATCTGACTTTAACTTATTTGCTAAACAAGCACAGTTAGATTTATTTGAAAATTATTTTTATCAGTATAACTATCAGATTATGAAAGAAAATGCCCGTCAATCAGGAACGGGATATGCTGATATAGTTAAAGGTATAGAAGAGGTTATTGATACATTTTCTGAGACAAAGCCTTTGACCCAAGTAGTAGCTAATACTAATAATTTTTTTCTACCTTCTTTAACAACTACTGATAATGACTATTATCTTATTAATAAAATGCTTATTAATAACAAGGTGTTAGCAAGTGGAACTACAGACGGAACAGTGGGGGGTCAAAACTCTATTGTTGATAGTACGGCTACATTTACTACAGATGGTATTTCAGTGGGTGATATTGTTGGGATAAAAATTAGTGGTGTAACATATAATTATAGTATTACAAATGTAGTAAACGATACCACTCTACAAACAAGTGGTAATAATATAAATACTCAACCTTTGTTTTATACCGTATATAAAAAAGGAAATACAAAAGAAGCAGAAAAAGTTACGCATTCAAAAATTACAATGCTTAATCATTCAATTCTAACTTCTCCCAATTTAATGTTTCCTGCTTATACACAAGAGGGATTGACATCAGATTTATTCCCTGAAGAAATAAACGGAATTGGTCAAGTTGTATGTCAATATATAAGATTTCCTTTTGTACCTAAGTGGACATTTGTGACACTTACAAATGGAGAGCCATCATTTGACCCAACTCAGCCTGACTATCAAGATTTTGAATTACCTAATGATGATGAAGTAAACTTAATTAATAAGATACTTCAATATGCAGGAATGTCAATAAGAGAAATTGGTGCAGTACAATTTGCTCAAGCTGAAGAACAAGCTAATAACCAACAAGAAAAATAATTATGGCATATATAACGCAATATCAATATTATGAGAACGGAGGTCTTGCACCAACAAACGCTAATTGGGGTTCATACCAATATGTATCTTTAGAAGATATAGTAAACAATTTTATGCTAATGTATTCCGGTAATCATAGTCTTGTAAATAATGAAGAAAGATATAAAGTTTTATTTCACGCTAAAAGAGCAATACAAGAATTAAATTACGATGCTTTCAAAGAAATTAAAATACTTGAGTTAAACGTATGTGATACATTAAGATATGTTTTACCTGATGACTATGTTAATTGGGTTAGAGTATCTATATATCAAAATGGTTTATTAAAACCTTTAACAGAAAACATTCAAACAAATTGGTCTTCAGCATACTTACAGGATAACGAGTGTAGAATATTATTTGATATTGATGGTAATGCTTTAAGACCACAGGATTCTACTATTGATTATGAAAGAATTAGAGGAGGAAAACAGTCAATCTATTTAAACCAAAACTCTGAAATGTATGGAAGAGCAGGTTGGTGTTGTGATGGAGAATGGTTCTTTGAGTACGGTATTGGAGCAAGGTATGGATTAAATACTGAAACTGCCAATGCAAATCCCACTTTTAAAATCGACCCTAAAGGTGGTGTAATTAATTTTAGTTCAGGAGTAGCCAACGAATTAATAATACTTGAATATGTTTCAGACGGTATGGTAAACGGTGATGATAGTTTAGTTACAGTCAACAAACTGTTTGAAGATTATATTTATGCTGCAATTGAATATGCGATTTTAGGTTCTAAAGTTGGTGTACAAGAATACATTGTAACAAGACTTAGAAAGAAAAGTGCAGCACTTTTAAGAAACGCAAAAATTAGAATTAGTAATATACACCCCGGAAGACTCTTAATGAATATGAGGGGTAGAGATAAGTGGATTAAGTAATATGGCAAATGTAACAAGAAACTTTACGGCAGGTAAGATGAACAAGATGCTTGATGAACGTCTTGTTCCTAACGGTCAATATATTGATGCGTTAAATGTTCGTATGGGTTCTACTGAACAAGCAGAGATTGGAGTTATAGAAAACTCTTTTGGTAATACTCAGCTTACTGAATTAGAATTTAATAGTGTAGCATTATCTAGTCAAGCTAGATGTATAGGTGCATACGAAGATGGTGCAAGAGAAACTATCTATTGGTTTGTTCACGATAAAAATTATACATCAAGTCCTACAGGAAAACTTGATATGGTTGTCTCATACAATACTAACACAACCATAGTAACCTATCATTTAATAAGTGTAAATGATGGAAGTGGTGTAAATACAACTTTAAATTTTAATGAAGACTTTTTATTTACAGGTGTAAATATGGTTGAAGATATGTTGTTTTTTACAGACAACTATAACCAACCAAGAAAAATAAATATTAAAAGAAACTACGATGAACCAAGTGGTGCTCCATTAGTTGACGGATTTATTAATGAGGATATACTTGTAATTAAAAAACCACCTGCTGCTGCACCATCGATTTCTTTGGTTAGAACAGGAGGTCAAGAAAACTACTTAGAAGAAAGGTTTATTTGTTTTGGATATAGATATAAGTATGCAGATGAAGAATATTCTGCAACTTCACAATTTACAAGTGCAGCTTTTGTTCCTAATCTTTTTAATTATTCCCCTGATAATTATTTAAACGAAGGTGTTACAAATCTTTTTAACACGGCAGAAATAACATTTAACACAGGTGGACCTTTGGTTATAGGTATTGATTTATTATTCAAAGACAACGCAAGTAATGTTATTAAAATTATTGAAAAGCTAACTAAATCAGACCAAGGTTATGTAGACTATCAAGATGTTACATTTAGTTTTTCAAGTAGTAAGATTTTTACAATTTTACCTGATGCAGAAATATTAAGGTTGTTTGATAATGTACCTAGATATGCTCAAGGTCAAACTATTATGGGTAATAGATTGATGTATGGTAACTATGTAGAAGGATATAATATGGTAGACCATAATGGTAACCCTGTTAGGTTTGATTATAGTTTAGAAGCAGTAAAACAAACCTTTGAACCTGAAGCAAGAGATGGTGTTTTGTCTCAAGGAAATTATAGTATTCAGGGTGCACAGGGTTATGCAGGTTCTGTAGTTACTTTTGATTTAAACAATTTAGATTTAGTAGAAGGAGCACAGTTATCTTTTACTTTTAGTTTTGAGCACGAATTTTGGGCAGGAGATGCACCATTGCCTGATGACCAAAACAACGGACTAAACCTTCCTCCGATAGATGTAATATTTGTATTTCAACTTACACAAGATTATAATAGTGTATATGAATTAGCTACTAGCGATGAGTTTGCAGCAGCAATAGGAACAAGTTTGCCGGGTGGTAATATTGAACCAATGGCTAATGCTAGTAATGGTTCAACTCTTACAGACCAATACAACGCAACATTTATAGCAACAATTTCTGATGGCACTACTACAGTTCTTAAATATCAAAGTGGTATTAGTGCTATAGAACAAGCAGTAGAAGTAATTTCATCACCGGCTACTACAGAAATTAGTTTTCAATTTCCTGCA